CAACGATTTCATCTGGTGAGACAACAAAGATGCTATACACATCAACGCCAAATGGATTGAATCACTTTTACAAAACATGTGAAGGTGCAAAAGAAAACATCAATGGTTTTGAATATGTAGAAGTGCCTTGGCAACGTGTTCCCGGTCGTGATGACAAATGGAAATCAGAAACACTTGCTGCGATGGATAATGACACGCAAAAGTTTACGCAAGAATTTGAATGCGGATTCTTAGGATCGTCAGGCACACTGATTGAGGGAAGTACACTCAAATCAATGGTTATACGTAATCCTATACACGAAACAAAGACTCTTAAGATGTATGAGGCGCCCGAAGAAGAAAAGGTATATGTTTTAGTTGCAGACGTATCAAGGGGCAAAGGACTGGATTACTCTGCGTTTACCGTTGTAGACGTGACGACAACCCCGTATAAGCAAGTTTGTACATTCAGGGATAATATGACCACCCCTATGGACTACGCTGAAATTATATATAGAGTAATAAGCAATTATAATAATTGTTATGTTCTGATTGAAATTAACGATATTGGTGAACAAGTATCTGATATTCTCATCAACGAATTTGAAGTCGATACATTATTGTTCACAGAACATGCTGGAAGGTCAGGAAAACGAGTCACAACAGGTTTTTCAGGCAAAGGAGCAGATAAAGGCATACGTACAACCAAAACTGTTAAATCAATAGGTTGTAATACGCTAAAACTATTAGTTGAACAAGATCAATTAATAGTAACAGATTTTGATACGATTAACGAACTTTCTACTTTTTCAAGAAGGAAGAATTCTTATGAAGCGGAACCAGGAGCGCATGATGACACAGTAATGTGTTTAGTGCTCTTCGCATGGTTGTCAACTCAAGCATATTTTTAAGAATTGACTGATATTAATACTATGCAACTATTAAAAGAAGGTAAGGATGAAGCAATGATGGAAAGCATGCTTCCAATGGGATTCAATACATTAAATGACGCTGAGGAATCTTTTACTGATCCGTCAGGAGATCGTTGGTTTACCTTCTAAATCAAGTATTTTATAAATAATAGAACAAAACAAAAACTTGAAAAAGTATTAACTTATAATAAAAAAGGGAGAAATGACAAATGGCTTTTCAACTAAGTCCAGGCATAAATGTCAGCGAAATTGATTTAACAAATGCTGTGCCTGCTGTTGGTACTAGCGAGGGTGCTTTTGTAGGTACTTTTCGTTGGGGTCCAACGAATGAAAGAGTGCTGATTAGTTCAGAATCACAACTAGCAGCAAGGTTTGGTAAACCATACATCAGCGCAGATGGCACATGGAGTAACCAACAATCATTCTTTTCAGCGGCCAACTTTTTATCATACAGCAGCACGCTATATGTAACACGAACCGATGATTCAACTGCTATTAAAGCAGGCGCTACAACATTTAGCGCAAAATACAAAGGGCTATTGGGCAATTCACTAAAGGTCATTGCTTGTGATGATGGCGCTAGTAGTTTTTTTGATGCAAATGGAGCGCCAAGTTCTACAATTTCATTAACGCAAGGATCATTTGACGTAACAGTTCAAGGCGCAACGCCATCATCAGGTACTACAACTGGTTTTGACGGCAGTTCATCATCTGTTGTTCGAGTTGATGACGGTGCTGATGGCGATGCAGCCGGTAATAGTTTCACTATCACAGGTCACGGGTACACAACAGGTCAAGCTTTAACATACGATAACGAAGATGGGTCAGATGGCGCAAATACTATCGGCGGATTAAGCACTGGCCAAGTTTATTACGTTATCGTAAACAATGCAAACAACTTCCAACTGTCGGCTACCGAAGCAGGTGCGCTAGCAGAAACACCTACTGCAATTAATTTGTTTGCACTAGCAGGTGGCAATCAAGGTCAATTCACAACTATTGCATCAACTTCAACTGTAAACAATTATTTTGAAGCTGGTGGATATATTGTTGTTGATGATAATGAGTATGAAATTGATTCAGTGGGTTCTCACGAGCCTACCGCAAACACAATTTCATTGGTCCTAAAAAACAAATATTGGGGTCCGACTCTTAGTGGTAAATCATATGGATATCAGTGGGAAGGGGCAGACGTATTTGACATCGCTCCTGCAGGAGGTCGTGTTCACGTTGCTGTGATTGATGCTGGGGGCGAATTTTCAGGTGTTGCGGGTACAGTTTTAGAAACTTATGGTAATGTTTCGGCTACTGACACTGGCGCAAAACAATTCGACGGGTCAACTGCTTATCTTCGAGATCTGTTAGAATTAAATTCAGATTATATCGATATTCAAACTGATGTTGTTGATAGTACAGTGGACACTAATATTTTGGGTACATTTACTGAAGTATTAGGTTCAGGTAGCGACGGTGAATCTGAAACAGCAGATAATTTTTCAACAGGAAAAGTAATGGCAGGTTGGGATATATACAAAAATCCTGAAGACGTTGACATTTCATTGCTTGTTACCGGCATGGCAAATACTGATATTCAAAACTATGTAATGGATAACATTGCAGAATCACGAAAAGATTGTGTTGCTTTCTTATCACCTCAATTAACAGATGATAGTGCTCAAAAGATTGTTGCTTATACAGTGGGCTTATCCGGAAGTTCATATTCCGCTATTGATAGCGGGTATAAATATCAATATGATAAGTACAATGACAAATACGCTTGGATTCCATTGAATGGTGATGTTGCTGGATTATGTGCAAGAACTGATGAAGAAAGAGATCCTTGGTTCTCTCCTGCAGGTTACAATAGAGGTCAAATTAAGAATGTTGTTAAACTTAAGTTGAACCCTAATAAAACACAACGTGATTTGTTATACAAAAACAATGTAAACCCAGTAATTATTGAACCAGGTTCTGGTGCGATCTTATTTGGTGATAAGACGATGCAAAGAAATCCAAGTGCATTTGATCGAATCAATGTACGCAGATTGTTCATTGTTTTAGAGAAAGCAATTGCATTAGCATCTAAGAGTACATTGTTCGAGTTCAATGATGAATTCACACGAGGAACATTCAGAAACATGATTGAACCTTTCTTGCGTGATGTTCAAGGTAGACGAGGTATTTATGACTTTAAAGTGGTTTGTGATGAAACAAACAACACTGGCGAAGTTATTGACACAAACAGATTTATTGGTGACATCTACATTAAACCTGCTCGTTCTATTAACTTCATTCAATTGAACTTTGTTGCAGTACGAACTGGTGTAGAATTTAACGAAATTATAGGTCAATAAAGGAGTAGTAACAAATGGCTTTCAACATTAATGAAATGAGAAGTCAGTTAACCGCTGGTGGCGCTAAAGGGTCTCTTTTCCAGGTACAGATCACAAATCCTGTAACTGGCGTAGCAGACATCAAAGTGCCGTTTATGGTTAGGGCTACTCAGATTCCAGAATCAAGTTTAGGCACAATCGAAGTACCGTACTTCGGCCGTAAACTTAAATTAGCTGGTGATAGAACATTCCCACAATGGACTGTGACTATCATCAATGACGAGGATTTCCTTGTTCGTGATGCGATGGAACAATGGAGTGCAGCAATAAACTCACACGTAGGTAATCTACGAGGGTTAGGAACAGCATCTCCTTCACAGTACAAAGCACAAGCGCAAGTGATACAATATTCTAAGACAGGTGTTCCACTTCGCACTTATCAGTTTAACGGAATTTATCCTCAGTCAATTGCATCTATTCCGTTAGATTGGGAAACAGTAGATGCTATTGAAACATTTGACGTAACCTTCGACTTCGATTATTGGGAAGTAGTTGGCGGTATTACCGGAACTGGCGGAACTAACGCTTAATCGAGAAGGGGCAGTTTTGCCCCTATCTCTTTCTTAAGGAGTATATATAATGTCGATTTAACTTTTTTGTTTTCAAATTCAGAGAAAAGAAGAAGAAAACAAGAATGTAAAATCATTTGTTGAACCGACCCAGGATGATGGTGCGGTTAATGTTTCTGCCGCTGGCGGAGCAATCAGTAGTTTCCTTGATT